ATTAACACAAGTTGGTATACAACATTTTCAATTTGGAAATGAAAACTTAGATATTGATATTTCTTCAACAATCAATAATATATTAACGGGAGCAACCATAGGGTCAACAGGTTATATTATGGCATTTTCACCTGAATTAGAAAATATTACGGGTTTAACAGAAAATTATTCTGTTGGTTTCTTTACTAGACATACTCAAACGTTTTATGAACCTTATTTGGAAACAACATATGATGACCTAATTTTAGATGATAGAACGGCATTTTTTGAAAATAAAGTTAATAAGTTATATCTTTATTCATATATTAATGGGACACCAACTAATTTTGATTTTAATCCAAAAGTTAATATTGTCGATTCTAATGGTGATTTAATTTCATCTTTAACAGGTTTGACAACAGTTAGACGTACTGAAGGAGTTTATGAATGTACAATACCCGCACTAACGGGTTACACAACACCATGTCAGTTTAGTGATATTTGGAGTGGTGTAACTATTAACGGTGTGTCATTAGGAAATATAACAAATGATATAATATTGAGACCGGCAACTGAATATTATCAAGTTGGTCCATTGGCTAAAGACCCTGTTTTATATGGTTTTGAATTTTCAGGTATAAAACAAGATGAAAAAATATTAAATACTGATGTTCGTAAAGTAATTGTTAAAATAAAACAAGCGTATACATCAAATGTTATTTATCCAAATTTCAAAGCTTATTATAGATTATATGTCAAAGAAGGTACAACAGAAGTTATTGTACAAGATTGGACAAGAATAAATCAAACACCCAACGAGTATTATTTTATCTTCGATACTAAAGATAAAATACCAAATGAGTATTATGTTGATATTAAAGTTTTAACTTCGGGTGAAGTAGATACTTATAAAAGAGAATTAAAATTTCAAATAGTTAACCAAAAATGAAAAATATAAATGAATTAGATGTCGCAAGTTTTATTAAGAACATTGTTGGCGATACAGGAAGAAACGTATTAACAAGTATTCCAGGCGTAGGAACCGCCGTTGGTGTTGGTGCATCAATAAAAAACTTTAGTGAATTAAATGATGATTTAGAAAAATACAAACAACTTAAATCTGAAATAGTTGATGGAGAAGTTATAAAATCAGAAACTTTTGAAAAACTACTTGATGTTCAAGATGAACTTGAAGTTGATTTTATTGATTTATTACAGTCAATTGCAGGAATTACAAGTATTCCTGGTCTCGGATTTATTGCAAAAGGTTTGGGACCGTTTTTGGTAAAGTTGAGTATTGAAGAAATACTTGAAAAAATTAGTAATGTTGTACCTATAGATAAGGAGGCTGAAGAATCATTCATTCCATATTTAGCAGCAATCAAAGATATCGAGGATTTGAAACAAAAGGCTAAGGAACTCGAACCTCTTACCAAAGACGCTGATAAATTTATGGACCAAATGCTCGAAAGAAAAAATTTAGAAGAAGCTAAGAAAAACAGAAAAAAAACGGGAACTAAATTATGTGCACGTGGAAAAGCGGCCGCTAAAGCAAAATTTGATGTTTATCCATCTGCATATGCTAACGGATACGCAGTACAGGTCTGTCAAGGTCGTATAAAGGGATTAGACGGAAAGAAAAGGTCCTCAGGGGCATATTCTTAACAAAATAAAAAAAAGGGGTTTTAAGACCCCTTTTTTAATGAATATAGAATTGTGTTAACCCATTGTTTGGTTTTGTCACCTCCGAGCAATAAATAATCAAAATCAGAGGTTTCTGACTCATTCAAAACATTTTTGTTTAATGATGTATGAAGTTCTGTAATCATTTTTTCGGTAAATGGAACTCTGTTGTATAAATTTTTAATTACGGTTAAATTTTCGTTGATACCTTTTTTTTTCATCTCGTATAAAATTTTACCAGCCAATTTTGCTAAAGTAATTGGTGGTAAATAATTAACTGATTCCTTTGTTGTTTTGTAAGATGAGTAAACAGGTTTTTGTCCTTTACCTGTTTGTGTATCTGCTTTCTCAGCCTTTCTTTTTTTAGCACAAGCGGCTCTTTTTTGAGAATCACTCATACGTGCAGCAACACCTTTGGCTCTACATTTAGGATATGACTTTGGGTCCGCTTCGGCTCTTCCACAAGGTGGATGTCCACCACCTTCTTTTTTTCTACAAATATTGACCCAAGGACCTGCGGGTTGTTTAGAACCCTTAGGTTTTTTCTTAGTGCCAAACCAAACCGCTAAATCCTCATTGACAACAGAAACACTATTGACTTCAGTGTTATGTGTACCACCAACATTTTTTCTTAATTTAACAATATTTTTTTTGATTATATTTGTTAATTTTTTTTGTTTTTTTTCTTCATCAGTTTGGTCTGAAGGATTTTCTGTAAACGGACCTAATTCTGAATTATTCCATTTTTTTTCACCAAATACAAGAACTTTATTATAAACACCAGTACCTACTGAAGTTGATGAACTTTCATCTAGTGATAAATTATTTTTAGACAAAGACAAAAAATATTCATTAAGAATATTTTTGATTAGTACTTTATTGTTGTTCATATTTTTACGATTATTATATATAAATATCTTACTATGATTAATAACAACACAAAACTATTTGATTTTTTACAATATAACTCAAATGACGAGCTTGAAAAAATAATTAATTCTATTGAAAAGGAGCAATCTTTATTTTATTTAATACAATCAGTAAAATCTGCGTATAAACGAGGTTGTTTTACATTAGAAGAATCTGAAATTATTTCAAAATCATTACGTGTTTTAAGTACACCCGATAAAAAAAATGAAGCATAAAAAAAGGGACAAGAAATTGTCCCTTTTTTATTTCATTTAGAAAAGATTATCTCAATTCTCTTAAGTCAAATGTTCTAACACCATCAACTGTGATTTTACCGTAGAAACGGTTGTTCACCATCTTCTTAGCGTATCTTGTCATGATACCTTTGATAGGTGTGAAGTTGAATGGGTTATACATTGTTGGAGTCAATTGTAATGGTACGTATGGTGCGTACACATAACCTGTGTCTAACAATGAGTTACCTTTATGACCAATCAACACTGTGTTTGGTGGGAAATAAGGGTCTCTGTAAACTTGGTATCTACCAGCCAAAGTTCCAACTCTTTCAATACCCATGTTATATTGGTCTTGCTCAGGAGCTGCGTTTGACACGTGGAAGTATTCCAAATCATCAAAGATTGCACTGATTTCAGAAGAAACAACAATCCAGTTAGCTCCACCTCTCAATGTTGATTTGTGGATTTGAGCTGAAAGTTGGTTGATTGCAGTAATCAATGTTTGGTTCCAATCTTTTTGTGTGTATTGTGTTAATGGATTTGCAGTTGTACCTCTCTTCCAACCGTTGTAATCCCATCTCAAAGTCCATGCTGCACCTTTTCTCAAATCTCTCAAGATTTCTCTATCAATTTCTGCCGCAACTTGCTCAGACAATAAAGCTGTTAATTCAGCTTCAGCGTCAATGTTGTGGAATGCTGCAACGTCTTGTGCTAATTCAGGAGACCATTGTGCTCTCAATTTTCTTTCAGTTACAGAAACTGTTACTGATTCCAAATCAAAAGAAACTTCACCGATTTCATCTTCAAATTCTAAGTTTTGATAGATTCTGTAAGTAGCTGTAAACACGTTAGTAGTTGATGTATTTGCGTTTGTTGTAATACCTGAATAACCGTCCAATGAATTTGAACCTACTGAACATGGTACTTGTGTATCGATTTCTAAGTAAATAACACCATCAGTGTCACAAATGTTGTCATAAACACCACCATTACCAGTTGTTGGGAATGTTGTTGTTACTTGTGAACCATATTCAACAATACCTTTACCATATTTTTGAGTAACAACTCTAAATAACAATGCACCACTACCTAATGAACTACCAGCTGTTGTTCCTGAGAAACCATTTATAACTGTAGCCGCTACCGCACCTGCAGTAGTGTTTTGTTGAATTGTTAATCCAGCCAAGAACTCCTCAGAATCCATTTCGTTACCACTAGGTCCGATTAATTTACCAGCACCTGCGTAGTTGAAACCTGACATACCAATCAATACTTTTCTAAACTCAGTATTAGCAGCGTATCCTGATTGGATTAAATTACTACCGTTCCACACTACAGTTGTTGCGGTAATTGTTCTTGCACTAAACTTACCTTTAGAATAGTCAAATAACCCTGGAGGGTCTAATGTTGCTTCGTTACCTTCGTAGAATCTGTCATACAAATTCTTATCGTTTGCACCATAACCAGTGTTTGTTGAGCCTGGTCCATTAGGTGCGCCAAAAGGTGCGAAGTGTGTACCACCTGCAGTTGGGTCTTGACCCATGTCATAACCCTGAATTTTAGGTACGAAGTAGAACAATTTACCGATAGGTAAGTTCATAGCTTGTACAGATACGATGTCGTTAGCCAACAATTTAGAGAAAACTCTTCTTACGATTGGAAATACAACCGTTTCGAAAGAACCGTCTGATGCTGTGCTAGCAGCTTCGTTAATTAAGTGAGATGCTTGGTTTTCATAAAGTTGAGCGATGTTTTCTTTAACGTGTCCTCTCAAACCTTCCAAGAATCCTAATTTGTCCCATTTGTTAATAGTATCTTCTTTGATAACTTTAAGGTGCTTAAGACCGATGTTACCAACAAGACCTGATTCTAATAATGCTCCCATTTTTTAAAATATTTAGTTTGTTTTTAGTTTATTTTTTATTTATTCATTTTTGACATAAGGTCCTTCATTCTTAAGAACTGTGGATTTT